GCAGGCTTGCTTCTTTAGTTTTCTTATCAATTACAGGCTTACCTTTGTCGTCAAAGTAACCTTCATGTGTGATAGTTACATTTTGTACACCATTGTACTGCCTTACATTGGGAGCAATTAATTGAGCAAAGTCACCATCTGTTGAAATGATAACATGATTGTCATTAGGGTGTGATTGAATCCAACCTGCAATTAAATCATCTGCTTCAAGTTGTGGATGTTGTAAAACAGTACAATTAGTTTTGTTTGAAACAAAGTCTTTAAACTCATCAAACATTTCCCAGAAAACTTCTTCTTCCTCTTGTTGACTTGCTGTTAGTGCCGCACGAGCATCACTTCTATTTCTTTTGTAAGGCTCGTAATAGTCTTTACGCCAACTACGTCCTTCAAGACAAAAGATAACATGACTACCGTCAAAGTCTTGCCATGCTTTTCTAATACCATTAAGAGTAATATGAAATGCCATACCTACTTTGTCAGTAAGGTTACCTCGTACTACGTGTCTTGCACGAAAGAAAGTATTAGCAGTATCAACAAGAATATATGTCATTTTTTATCCTTAAAATATTTTTCACTGTACCATTTATAAAATGCAGGATCAGTAAAAAACTCTGCAATATGGCTTGCAGGAACCTGATCAGATCTAATACATTCAGCAAGTGATTCATATTCGTAAGTATCTACCTTACGCTTCATAGGTTTGTCTTTGAAGTTTTCTGCCAATGTTCTAACCATTCTATAGTTTTTTTCTAAATCCGTAGTCATATTATACTACTTTTTAGATGTGTTGTCAACCTGTTGTTTTGCTTTTTCTTGAATTTCAGTTAGTACTTCTTTGTTCATAAAAGGAATAGCATTAAATTCATCGTGGTCAAAACTACCAGTTAGGCGTAGATCAAATGCTACACTAACACGTAAATCGTCACGTGTATGTGGTTCTACATAGTGTGGAGTGCAACTTGGAAAGATTACACAGCCGCCTTTTTTATTTGGCAATCCAATTTTTGATTCTGGATCAAAAGTTGAATGATATACTGTATTTGTATGATAATCATCAAAGTGCATATTACCGCTCAAATAACTGTCAGGTTGAGCACCATGAGCATGACTATCCATTCCTTCGTCTTTACGTAAAATATTTGCCCAACATACAATTTGTAAATCTTTTAATTCTAATTGTTGCTGTTGTACATATTCAAGATATGAGTATCTTAAAAAAGTTAAAAGTTCTTTAAAAGAGTCACCTTCTTGATTAAGCAAGTTGTATTTTCCAAAACGTGTTGTGATATGTTTTTCATCTAATCCTGTTCCTCCGGAATTAGTATAACTGTGATCTTTTAAAATAGTTTCTTCATTATCTACAATCCATTTATGAATTGAATCAACATGATTTAAATCGGTCCAGTTTGTTAACCAAAGAGGAATGTTCCAACTTGGTGCAAACTCTGTTTGCGGATGATAACTTTTAATTCTTACTAATGACATTATTTTACCTCTGACTTCCCATCACCTAAATTTTTTGTGTTAATATAACCTGCTCCACGATCTGTATCCATGCCTTCCTCTGCAAGTACATTTCTTGCAAGATCTTTAAACCATTGATCTACAATCTGTTCATTGCTTTCGCCTTTATATCCAGCATCAAGCAGTTGTTCAATAAACTCGTTATTCCAGTCAAGTTCAAAAAAGCCGTTTCTAATGTTTTCTTTATTAACCTGAGTATCAAGTACACCAACCCAAGGCTTTTTAGCCTTTGTTGCCGCTTCTTTTTCCTTCATCATCAAATCACGATGAGAAAGTTCTTTTGTATCAGTTTGTTTCTTTTTAAACATATTTTTTAGTTTTTCCATCATAGTCCAGCCTTTCTTGCTTTATCGTCAAGCATTTCTCCGTTATTATGTTCCCCACGCATTGCCGAAGATGTCGACGTGAAGTCTGGGGGTATAACGCCACCCTCGCTCCATTGCCAATCCTGCGACTCGTCGTGTGTTGAGTTTGTATTCTTCCGACCTACCACCGAGAGGCATAACATATACAGGGCAATCAATTCCTTCTTTGCGGTACTCGTCCACTGCTTTGGTAACTTCGTCCACATCTTGCTCATCAGCCACCACAAACTTGAAGTACATACTACTACCAGGTACATCATAGTAACTACGAGCAATTTCAGGCTTGATAGCAGAACTCCAACTTTCGCCCGAAACGGAAAGTTTTGGAGAGCAACTAAAAGTAATTTCGAATCTGTCTTGAGATCCGATATAATCTCTGAAATCGTCTCTAAGAGATTGTGTTGTATTTGTTTCAAACGTAACATTTTTTAAGTCTCTCATTTTAGGGTGTTCGAACAAGTCGATATACAATCTTTGCCATCCGAGCAAAGGTTCGCCACCAGTTAGTATAAAATGAACATCCTGTCCATTTGCCATAGTCCATTTACCTTCAGGAGTTAAACTTAATACATAGTCAACTACTTCGTCAATAGTATGGTCTTTCATAAACTTTTTAAATTCAGGATAGATACTTGCATATGTGTCACAACCTGTGTGAATAATAGGCAAGTCTTCAAATTTGTCAACTTTATCAGTTATACCTGAATCTAAAAGTTCTTTAACTTCTGGGTTATACTTAACTCCAGTGTCTCGCATTGGTGTACCTCTCGGTAAACCAAAATTCATACAACGAAAGTTACAGCCAAAAGTACGTAAGAATACACTGGGTACTCCTACAAATTTGCCTTCACCTTGTACTGAATAGAATGCTTCTGAATATCTTAATTTCATTCTTTCACCTGTACTAATGGCTCATTATAATATGAGTCGTGATAGTCGCCATCCTTTTGATATTGACGTACAGACGTGTCCTTTACAAGACGTCCGTCCTTGATAGTGTAGGTAGTGTAAATCTCTTTAATTACACCTTCCTTAGATCTTTCCATGTGTGATTTCATAGGTCCTTCCTTAGTCACGTGCAAACTCCTGTTGTAATTTAATATTATCCATAAACTCTTTTTTAGTACCCGGGTCGTCTTTAAAAGAACCTTTAAGCACAGTTGTCTGTGTTAAACTACTTTTTGCCATAATACCTCTATTCTCACAACAACCGTGTGTTGCTTGAATATAAACACCTAAGTGTTTTGCATCAGTAGCCTTTCCAATCTCACGTGCAATATCATTTGCAAGTTCTTCCTGCAGAGTACCACGTCTTGCACACCATTGTGCAATACGAGTATATTTGCTTAATCCAATAACTTTACCATTAGGGATTACGCCAATATATGCTACACCAGTCACTGGTTGGTGATGATGTGAACAAACTGATTTAAGTTCTGAACGAACTACAAGCATACCTGTGTATGCATCTTCTCCTTCGTTAGGAAAAGCAGTTGCGGGTGGAATACGATCATAACGTCCTTGCATTAATTCATTGTAATACATTTTAGCAAGACGTCTTGCTGTACCTTCTGAATTAGGATCGTTTTTACGATCAATAATTAGTGAATCCAAAACAGTTTCAAATGCTTCAGCGGCTTCATCAATTAGTTTTTGTTTTTCACCTTCATAGATGAATTCACTAATATTGTCACCTGCCCAATAACGCTTGTTAGCGTCTTGGATTCTACGTGTTACTTCTTCATATTTCTTCAATGTCATTCTCCGAGTTATAGACGTGGATGTCTATTATTGTTTACATTATATACTTTATTTAGGTTTTTGTCAAGTATATTATGCACTTAAAAATACTTTTTGAGCATTTCGATTTGATCATCATATTCTGCTACAATGTTCAATTCTTTCTCAATTGCTTCAAGAATATCAGGATGTTCACCAACACCTGCCGCATTATGGAAATATACTTCAATATTTGCTTTGTGTTTAGCAATATGTCCTTCTGCGTGTTTGATCATTGCGTCTTTCATTAGTTCTCTATCGTAGGCCATTTTTATTCCTTTCCAATGTTTGATACAAATTCTCTTGCAATTAATGTGTGTGCTTCGTTATTGAAGTGTTCATCATCTATCGTAAAAGAATCTATATTGTTCTTACTTTCCAAAAACTCTCTAATGTTTTGGTTAGCAACTTTGCCATAAGAACAGTCTCCAAGCATATTTAGATCTTTCGGGAGCCAAGTGTTCTCGTTAATGGCAAAGATTTTTAGTTCTGCATTATTTTCTTTGCAGATTGAATTCCAAAGATAAACTTCTTTGAAAAAACTTCTTTGTGCTACAACAGTCATTAGTTCATACCAAGCCTTAATACGTTGGTACCCATCTGTTTGTAAATTAGGATCTTGAATATCAAAAGGATCAAATGTAAAACCTATTGATGGATTTACTGCATAGTCTCCTGAAACGGTAATTCTACCGCCATCAAAACTTTTACCTTCATCATGCCACATATTGATATTGTAGCAGTCGATACGTCCTTTTGTTTCTTCCAAATTCATATGACGTTCAAGTGGTACTATGTTTTCATAATGACAAGGATTTTGAAATCCAAATCGATATCTGTTCCAATATGTTTGTTGTATAATAACTTCATCAATATCATTATATCTTTTAAATAAAAATGCAAGACGTTCACTGTAATCATACCAACCTCTACCAGGACAAGCAAATATAACACCGTCTTTGTCTTGATCATTTATATAGATTTCTGCCCAGTTGTTATCATTCCAACGATCACGTATACCTTTGGTTTGAGAGTAACTATACCCTGCACTATGACTACAACCTATTACGGCAGTTCTCATTATACACAGTCTCCTATATCTTGAAATAAACTTGGTTGTTTTGGATCCCTAATTATATATTTTTGCTTTTCGGGAATAACACCTCTAACACCGCCTTTAGGATCTGCCATATCACCTTTGCGTCTTGGAATTAAATGTACGTGTGGCCACATAACAGTTTGGCCTGCTTCTTTACCAACATTCTGTCCAATGTTATATGAATCACAGTAACCTTTTTGTACCCAATCATAACCCCAAGCATATGCGGCTTTGTAACATTTTTCTAATTTTTCCCAAGTTTCTTCTTTAGGTACAAAAAGAATGTGTCCTTCTGTAACTGGAAAACCATCACGAAATACAGTATAATCTCTTGTATCAATTAACACATCTTTCCATGGTACATCTTTAAATTCCATATTAAAACTCCTGTTTCCATACAGCGGCACTAAAACCTTTGCCATTAGTGTCACCACCATTGTTATCAACTTCGACGCCGTCATATGTAATACCACGCACAACGTCTTCCCCATTTGTTGTTTCACTGTACTGTATTTTTAGTTTTTTAGGATCA